AGATGTAAACCAAAAGCTCTTTGAGGTAGCGAAGGAATTCGCAGCATAAGAGCACTGCCATGTTGTTTGAGGGGGGAGGAAGAAAACCTCCCCCCAATTTCAATTATACTTACTAAATGTCTATCAATAAAAACCCCTATACCATGAGTACTAAAGACGTAGTTGAAATGATTTTATCAAAAGCTGATGATTTTGAGTTGAGAAGTGAAGTACGATCTGAAGCTATGGCTATCTTAAAAGAAAATCCTAATATTGATACAGGATCTGCTTATCTAATGGCTGCTATTGAATGGGATGTTGCTTAATAAATGCATTTTAGAACAGTTAATAACCAAATTGTAAATCCTATTTCTTATACTGCTAAGATTATACAGGATAACCCATTTGCGGAAATTCATATTGGGACAGATTCCCAACGTAATGGAGAGGGTGTTTGTTATGTCACTGCTATTGCTTATCGTTATCCTATGAAGGGTGTGCATTATATTTATAAACGAATTCAAGTTCCTCCTATTAAGGATAATTTTACTCGTTTATGGAAAGAAACAGAAATGTCTTTAGATATAGCAGAAAAAGTTTCTCAAAACTTTCCCCGACTCCAACTATCTATAGACATGGATTATAATGACGATGAATATTATGCTAGTAATAAATTAGTTTCAGCTGCTAGAGGGTGGGCGAAGGGTTGCGGATATAAAGCTAATATAAAGCCACATAAACAAATTGCGACGAGAGCCGCAGATTACCATTGCAAATGAAATACTGGACATATACAACAACTATAGAAAACCTAGAGGTTAATTATATTTATGACCCGAATGGACATAAATAAAATATTTGGTGCTTTTGATTCTGAAAAGGATGATAATGGTTTTCCTATACCTAAATTTATAAAGAATATAGAAGAAAATCATCCCAAGTATTATTTAGGTATGTTTAAAAAATTAATAAACAACCACCTTAGCTATCAAAAAGGATTAATCCAAATGTTTCAGGCAGCTGATCCTAAATTAGATATGGGAGATATCAAAGCTGCTGGGGAGAATATGTTATATAATAGGGCTTGGGAATATATTAAAAATTATGATTTAAATGATGAGTATTCTCAAATTACTCTAAAAAAATCTAAATCCGTTGAACTAGAGCATGCATTTGTATCCGCTATAGTTTATTTTGAAAATCAGGAAGAGTATGAAAAATGTGCTTTTCTTAAAAAATTCCTTGATTTTTTAGATTCCGTTTCGTAACTTCAAATTAAATTTATGTAAAAATGTATTTTAGAGACCACATTACCAAAAAACTCGAGAACATCGAGGCAAAATTAAAGCACATCGAATTCCATACTACACGAGGGAATAAAGATGAGATTATTAAGACTAAAGAACAGTGTGAAGATTTAGTTGAGGAGATTAAAGCAGCAGTTCAACGTGAGCCTATGACTCCCAACGAACAAAACCGAGTATAATGCTTACAGCCGAACAAATCCAATCTAATTGGGAAGAATTCTGTGGGAATATTAATGCTCACATTTCTTCACCTCGCAAAGAAAAACTTCTTGAATTTTATGAAAAATATGCAGATCGCATTATGATGATGCCTGCTGCTCATAAAAAAGAATACCACAACGCTTTCCCAGGTGGTTATGTTGAACACGTTAACCGAGTAGTTCGTTGTGCTCTTAAACAGGCCAAATTGTGGGAAGAAGAAGGAGCAGATATGTCTACCTTCACTACTGAAGAACTCGTATTTTCTGCCATTAATCATGATCTTGGAAAAATGGGAGACGAAGAACATGAATCTTATATCCCTCAAACTGATAAGTGGAGAAAAGAAAAATTAGGGGAAGATTACATGTTTAATAAGCAAGTCCCATTTGCTTCAGTCCCTGATCGAGGTTTGTTTATGCTTCAATTACATGGTGTTCAATACTCATTTAATGAGATGATAGCTATCCAGACTCATGATGGTTTGTATGATAATGCTAACGAAAAGTATCTTAAGGTGTTTATGCCCGAACAAAAACCACGTACTTCACTTCCCTACATTCTTCACCAGGCAGATTTAATGGCTGCTCGTATTGAATTTGAACGTGAATGGTTACCTAAATTTAAAAATCCCGTGCCTACCCAGGAAGAGAATTTTACATTGTCGAAAGAATCTAAAAAATCAACAAAAGACAAAGCACTTTCACAACTTGAAAGTAAAGGACTTAAAGATTTATTTGATAAACTATAATGGAAATTATTATTATAAGTATATTAGGTGTATTGGTTGTAGCCCTCGGGTTTACAACCTTTAACCTTCTCAAGAAAAACGAAAAGCAGGAAGATATTCTTGCTAGTTATATAACCTATCTCGATCAATTTAGTAGAATAATAGAACTCTCAGATGAAAAGCTTAAAAAAATTGATGAACGAGGAATTTTTAAGAGTGATGATGAGATAGGGTTCATGTATGAGCAAATCAAAGAACTACAGAGAGTTCTATCCAATTTTAGGATAGAAAAATTATGAGCACATTACCCCCAAGAAAAAGAAAGAAAAAAACAAAAAATCAATATTTTACCCAAGCAACAGAAGATGCTATAGTAAGATATAATAATTGCGGTGACCCCGAAGAGCGTAGTGAGATCTATCGTAAAGATATTCACTATGCTTTTTTTAAACTCACCGAAAATATAATCCATACTTTTAAATTCTATTATACCGAAGTAAGTGATATTGAGCATTTACAACACGAAGTAATTACGTTTTTATTAGATAAAATTCATTTGTTTGATCCTACACGTGGGGCAAAAGCATTCTCATACTTTGGGACAATTGCTAAACGATATTTGATTATACAAAATACTAAAAACTATAAGAAAAGAATAGATAAGGCCCCAGTCGAAGAATTACATCATAATTTAAAATACTCATATGATATAGATTATGATCCTATGGAAAAAGATAGGGATTCTATTTTTATGGATGAGTATGTAGATTATTGCAATTCAGTTCTTCCTGAACTATTCCCTAAATTAAAAGATGCCCAAATAGCAGATGCTATACTATCTATATTTGCTTCTAGAGAAAATTTAGATGTATTTAATAAGAAAGCACTTTACATTTATATAAGAGAAATAGTAGATGCTAAAACCCCACAAATTACTAAAGTAGCTACTAAATTAGGGGTAATTTATAAAGAACACTATATCTTTTATAAAGAACACGGATATACTAATTTTGAGGATACCTCATATTTATAAACAAAATAAATATGGGACAATTAGATAAAAAAATATTTGGTAGGAAAAAATTCTCTGATATTTTAGAAGAGATTTATCTTAACCAAAAGAAAAAAGAAGAGCAGATTTCTACCCTTATATCTGAGTTGAAACCTTTAATTCAAGATATTGGGGATGCTACTTTGGTTGTACCACTTTTAAAAGAATATTTGGAAATTTCTGTCAAAAATGATGAGCAACTCATTAAAATGGCTACTATCATCCAACGTGCTGTAAATAATGAAGGGCAAGATGATGGTAATTTTGGTATGACAGAAGATGAAAAACAACAGTTATTGAATGAAGTAAAGAAATTCAAAGACGATAAAAAATAATGCCTAATCTAGAATATGGCATATCAGGACTTTCTCAGGGAATATTAAATGGATTTGATACCCCTTCTACTCCTACAACTAGAGAAATTTTTTCTAGTAGAGTAAAGGATATTATTCTAGATCAATCCCACCCAGAATTTAATAATTATGGTGAATGGGCTTCTATAGGTGTAATACTAATTGAGAATGTTAGTCAACCCACTACTAATAAAGCCGTAACTCCTGTTTACCCCCTATTTCCTAATATAAAGCATTACCCCTTAATTAATGAAATTGTAACGGTTTTATCTTTACCTTCTATAGGATTAGAAACTAATACTGCTAGCTCACGTTTATATTATTTACCTCCTACTAATATTTGGGGAAGTCAACATCATAATGCCATACCAGGAAGTTCTGAATTAGCACCTTCCCAACAAAAGGATTATGAACAAACTTCCGCAGGAAGTGTAAGAAAGGTAACTGATGGAGGGACTGAGATTAATTTAGGAGATATTTTTATAGAACAACTTGGTATAAATCCTCTTCAACCTTTTGAAGGGGATCATATTATAGAAGGAAGATTTGGTCAATCTTTACGATTTGGAAGTAGTGAAGGTAAAGATCCCATTACTAAGATTAGGAATGGGCAAGGGGAAGTTACTACTGAGGGGTGGACTACAATTGAAGAAAATATAAATGAAGATAAAGCTTCTATTTATCTAACTTCAACACAACAAGTTAATTTAGAACCTAATATCTTTAACTATAACTCATATCATACGGCCCCAGAGGTAATTAAAGATTACTCATCTAATCAAGTTTTGATTAATTCTGGGAGATTGGTATTAAATGCAAATATTGATAGCGTCTTACTAAGTTCAGCTAAATCCATAAATTTAAATTCACAGGATTCAGTTAACATAGATAGTAAAAATCAAGTTATAGTTAATTCACCTAAAATTTTATTAGGGGATAAAAATGCTACTGAACCTCTTTTGTTGGGAAATCAAACAGTAGACTTATTAAGAGATGTATTAACCTCTCTTCAATCTACAGTTACTCAACTTTCAGTTCTAACCAGCCTCCCTCCAGGTACTTCTTTTGCTCCACTTAATATAGAAGCAGCTTCTACTTTACAAAGTTTAGCTACAGCTTTAGCTAGATTAGAGTCCTTAAAATCTCCCAATAATAAAACATTGTAATGGCTTCTTCTAAATTATTACAAATATTTGCTAAGCAGACCACCCAAACTCAAGAACGTTTGCTCACCCAAATAAAAGGATTACAAAAACAATTTCCTGAAGCTGGGTGTCCTACTAAGGAAGTTTTACTAAATATAATTAATAAGAGAAATGCTTTAGCAAGTGGGATTAATCAGTTACAAAATCAAGCAGTAAGTGTAAATAGAACGAGTCAAATAATAGATAATATTACAACCCCAATCCCTCCTATAATAAATCTTATAAAACTTTTACCTCTTCCTACAGCCTTGCCTGGGGTGACAGCGGGGAATATTATTATAGCAGGAGATGTATTAAGTGATTTAAAAGATTTAGTTAAAAAATATAATACTATAGGAGAAGGATTTGGAGTATTATATAATTTTGTTCTTAGAGTTTTAAATGTTGTAAATAGCCAAATTAAGATTTTAGACACATTAATAGAAAAATGTGCTAAAGAACTTGAAATTCCATATGAGGTAATAAATGGTGAATTAAACTCATTGGGTAATGAAACTTTAGAAAATTTATCAACTACAATATATAAGGGTTTTACATTCGAAATAAAGTATGCTAAATTAAATGAAACCCCCTACCCTAAAAGATTTGCCCAAGCCCGTAATTCAGCAGGGTTAGTAACTTTAACAAGTGATGAATCCTTTGCATCCGACCCAAACGTATTAATAAACGAATTAAAATTTATAATTGACACCCAAAATTTAAAAGGGTAATAGATATAATATTTATAAACAATGAAATCACAAGCATTTAAATCATTAATTAAAGAAGCAGTAAAAGAAGCTATCCAGGAGGAATTGAAAGAAGTTTTATTAGAAGCTGTAAAAGCTCCAAAACAAGTTAATACTTATCAACCTGTTAATGAAACTTTGCCCAAAGCTTCCCCCCAAATAAGTGAGGATAGAAGAGCAAAATATGCTAATATTTTAGGAGAAACTGCCCAACAGTTTACTAGTCAAGATGTTCAAAAATTCAACCCTCAAGGTGCTATGCCTGGTGGGGATCTTCCCAAGGGAGATTTAGGAATGGATCAAATCATGGGTTTATTAAAAAAATAATAAATGGCAATAGAAATAGGAAATATACCAGCATTTGACCAGGATCCTGTAGTAGGAATTGGTTTGGCCGTTCCTTTTCAATCCTCCGCTATCTCAGGTTCCGATTCTGTTTTTAGAATTAATTATACTACCGCTGAGCAGATTAAGTATAACATGATTAATTATTTTCTTACAAGTAAAGGTGAGAGAGTTTTTAATCCTAATTTGGGTAGTAATATAACAGGGTATGTTTTTGAACCTAATGATCCTAATACTACTGAGGTTTTAAAGAAAAATATTGAAGATGATATAGCTTTAATATTTCCTATGGTTAAATTAAAAAAAGTTACAGTTACATCTGATCCCGAATATCATAATATGACTGCTCAAATATTTTATTCGGTATTTTCTAGTTTAAATGAATTTATAGAATTTAACGTACCATTATAATGCCATACGATTTAATAACTGATAATAACGGGGTTAATAGAAATATTAAATATATTAATAGGGATTTTTCTGATTTTAGAGCTAACCTTATTGAGTTTGCTAAAACTTACTTCCCTAATACTGTTACGGACTTTAGTCCTACCTCTCCTGGGACTATGTTTATCGAAATGGCATCTTATGTGGGTGATGTATTATCTTTTTATACTGATAATCAAATCCAAGAAAATTTTATTCAGTATGCTAAACAAGTAAATAATTTATATGATTTAGCCTACATGATGGGATATAAACCCTCAGTAACTAGCGCTGCTTCTACAGATGTAGAATTTTTCCAAACAGTGCCTGCTGTTTATAATACAACCTTAGGTCAAAATGTCCCTGATTTTAGATATGCTTTAGTTATAAATGAAAATACAGAATTATCTGGGGGGGAGGGAAATAACTTTATAACCCAAAATAGAGTAGATTTCAGTGAATCTAGCTCTTTAGATCCTACTATAGTATCAGTATATGAAATTTCGGGTGATCAACCTATTTCATTCTTATTAAAGAAAACCACGAAAGCTATATCAGCCACTATTAATATAACTACAATTACTGTAGGAGAACCTGAAAGGTTTGCTACTTATAATTTCTTATTACAACGTCCTTTAGGAATTTTAGATGTTACAGATAGTGATGGAAATGAATGGACTGAGGTAGATTATTTGGCCCAAGAAACAGTATTTGAGACCATAAAAAATACTAATCCTTTCCCTAATGATCCTAATACCCAAAATGATGTCTCAGAAGTAGATAATCTTTTAAGGCTAAAAAAAGTACCCAGAAGATTTACAACTAGATTTCTCAGCAGTAATAATTTAAATAGTGGTTCTGCTACATTACAAATTCAATTTGGTGCAGGTAGTGTGGATGATTATGATGAACAAATTATCCCAAACCCCAATAATGTAGGAATAGGTTTACCTTATACTCAAGATAAACTTACTACAGCTTATTCCCCTTCAAACTTTATGTTTACAAAAACATATGGAGTTGCTCCTTCTAATACTACTCTAACTATAAGATATTTAACAGGGGGAGGAATTGGATCTAACATTCCCGCTAATACTTTAAATACTGTTAATACTACATCCAACGTATTATTTGCTACGGACAACTTAGATTCTACTTTAGCTCAAACTACTTTTGACTCTTTAGCAGTAAATAATCCTAATCCTGCTACTGGCGGGGGGAATGGAGATTCAGTTCAAGATTTAAGGGTGAATTCCTTAGCTAGTTATGCTTCCCAATTAAGAAGTGTAACCCAAGAAGATTACCTTATTAGAGCTTTAAGTTTACCTTCTCAGTATGGATCCTTAGCTAAAGCTTATATAGAACCCCAAAAACAAGACTCCCTCCTTCCAGGTGAAAAGGCTTCTATATTAGATTTATATGTTTTAGCTTATAATGATGATAAAAAATTAACAAGTACGTCTAATGCTTTAAAACAAAATTTATCTACATACCTGTCTCAATACAGAATGATAAATGATTCTATTAGAATTAAAGATGCCTTTGTTATAAACATAGGAGTTAACTTCGAAATTGTAGTATTACCTAACTTTAATAGTAATGAAGTACTTACTCAATGTATATCTAAATTAAAAGAGTACTTTAATATAGATAATATGCAAATTAATCAACCTATATTAATTAATGAATTATACTTATTGTTAAATTCAATAAAAGGAGTTCAAAATGTTAAAAAAATAGATTTTGCAAATAAAGTAGGAGAAAGTTTAGGTTATTCAAAGTATGCTTATGATATAAGTGGAGCTACTGCCAATAATGTAGTTTACCCTTCACAAGATCCTTCAATTTTTGAAATTAAATTCCCCAACACTGATATAAAGGGTAGAGTAGTACCATTATAAAAATAAATTATGGCAGTATATAAATTATTCCCAGAAAAAGACTCAACAATCTATTCAGAATTCCCCTCTATGAATACAGGGTTGGATGAAATATTGGAAGTTTCTACTTTTTATAATTCTATCTCTCCCGAAGTAAGCAGATACTTAATTAAATTTTCTCAAGATGAAATTAATGATTTACTAGAAAATAAAGTTGGAGGTAACATATTTCAAGTTAATTTAAGAAATTATATAGCCAATATTACAGGAATTAATGCTAATACCACTCTAGAAGTATGGCCCATCTCAGGTTCTTGGAATATGGGTACAGGGAGGTATTCAAATAATCCTATTACTACTAATGGGGTTTCTTGGACTTATAGGTCAAGTGAGGGAGTAAATGCTTGGCCCACTTCTTATAATACTTATGTAACTGCTTCTTATAGTGGATCTAACACAGGAGGAGGAACATGGTACACAGGTTCTTCTTTAGGATTAGAATTGACAGCTTCTCAAGTATTAAGTTACTCAAGCGAAAAAGATTTAAATGTTGATGTTACTAATACTATATTAACTTGGTATAGTTCATCTGATAGTAGGGTAAATAATGAAGGATTTATAATTAAACAAAGCAACAATGATGAATTTATAGCAGATAGAAATAGTGTTACTACTGTAAAATACTTTTCTATAGACACCCATACTATATACCCACCGCAACTCGAATTCAAATGGCAGGATTACATATATAACACTGGTTCATCGTCTAATACAATTATTAATACATCCCGAATGATGGCTACATTAGATAATAATGCCGGTACTTATAGAAGGGATAGTGTTGAAAAAATTAGGATTAATTCTCGACCTCAATTTCCCCAAAGAGTATTCCAAACAAGTTCGATTTATACTACAAATTATTATCTCCCCACAGCTTCATATTATGCTGTTAAAGACTTAGATACTAATGAATTTGTAATTGATTTTGACACAACTTATACTCAAATAAGCGCAGATAGTGAAAGCAGTTACTTTACTCTCTATATGAACGGGTTGGAACCAGAAAGATATTATCAAATTTTAATTAAAACTAATATTGGTGGTGAAACTTTAGTATTAGATGACAATTATTACTTTAAAGTTATAAATGGCTAATCATTCTACACATAATTCAGGAAGTGAGCTAAAGTTAAGTAAAAAACTTTATAATAAATCAGCTTACCTTAATACTATTAATAATTCATTTACTGAGTTACTTCCTGTAGTACCGGTTTCTCCTGTGGATGATGTAAGTGTAGGAGAATTTTTCCAAATATATGATAATTTATTTTATGAAATTCCTAAAAAAGGAGAAGTAAATTCCCATGAATATTTAATTAAACAAAGTACAGATTATATAGGAGCTCAAGATGTTTCTAATGAAATACAAGCTTTATTAGACGAAATAACATTTTTAAGAGAAGAAAATCTTACTTTACAACAAAATATTATAGATCTAACAACAGATGATAACACTAACACCACTCAATAACCCCGAGGGAGTAACCCAACAAGAATATAATTCTTCCCAAGAGGTACTTATTCCTGTGGTGAATTCTACTTCAGAATTTAACCCTGTTACAGATAAAGTAATTTTTTCTGTTGAATCTCCTACTGCTGAGTTGTTAGATAGTAGACAGATTTATAAGTATACTATAAGAAATTATAAAAATACTTTAAATGAAAATGAAATTTCTTCAGTAGTAGTATATCCTGAAAATGATGCCAAAGAAACAGGGTATGATGAAGGTAATTTTAATGTTTATTATAATTTTTATAGAACAGGGCTTAAATCTGATGAATATAAGTTTTTTATTCAAGAAATTTCTCCTAGTAGGACTGAATTAAGGCTTTCTGTAAATAATGTTTCTAATGAAGAGATTAGTTCTTTAGTACAAGAATTTCAAATCCAATTAGAAGGTATAGATTTTAAAGATTTTTACATACAAGTAAAAGGGAGATATTATATAGCTAATAATATCTTATTAGATACTACTTCAGTTCCTAATACTATTTTAATAAAATTATATGAACCTTTACCAACCTCAATTACTAGAAATACTCAATTACAAGTAGTATTTGAAGTAGCTGAGACTGTAGGATTTAATATAAACTTTCCCCCTATTCCTATTAGGATAGAAGAGGATATAGAATATATAAAAGGTCCCAACTTTAGCTACCAATTATCAGATCAAGTAAATAATTCAACTTTAGAGCAAGATTATAATTCTTTAATCAATAATAATCAATTAACTTCTTCTTATAATGAGTTAGAAAATATTTTAAATCAAAAAGGAATTAAAGTTAATATAGATTATTCTAATTTTGATAACTTTATTCAATTTAGTTCTGCTGAACAAAGATTAAGGAATTTTTATTATAAAGTAGGGCAAATAGAAGAATATAATACTAATATAGCCCTTATAAATTCTATTACAGGTTCTACCTCATCCTCTTTACAAACATCTTCTAGTAGGACTACATATGAAGCCCAAATAACAGATATAATAAAGAATTTTGATGGATATGAAAATTATCTCTACTACACCTCAGGAGCTTTGGCTTATCCTAAATCAAATTCTACTCAACCTTATACTTTACAATCTACAGGAAGTAGTGAAGTATTAACTTGGTTAGGAAGTACAAGTGAAACTTCTAGTAATTATGGGGGTAGATTACTTACAGCATCTTTTTATGATGATGAAAATCAAGATAACTTATTAAATACTATTCCTAATTACTTAAGAGAAGATCCTGCTAATGCAGGTTATGAACTTTTCTTAAATATGATAGGTCAACATTTTGATATAATTTATTCATATATTAATACTATAACAGAAAAATATAATGCTGATAATAGGTTAGATTATGGTATATCAAAAGATTTAGTTGCTGATGCACTAAGAGGAGCAGGATTAAAATTATACCAAAACAACTTTTCTTCAGATAATTTATATTCAGCATTATTAGGGATAAATGCAGAAGGAAATTTATTACCCCCTACAGGATCAGAAGTAATTGAAACTTATGTTACTGCTTCTAATAGTGCAATTCCTTTAGAAAATATAAATAAAGAAACTTATAAACGTTTATATCATAATTTACCCTATATTTTAAAGAAAAAAGGTACCGTTGAAGGTTTAAGAGCTTTAATTAACTGTTTTGGTATCCCCGATACTATTTTAAAAATTTCTGAATTTGGGGGGAAAGATAAAGATAACTCAAATGATTGGGATTATTTCCAAAACAAATTTAATTATGCTGCTTACATTAGTAGTTCATCGCCTAATAGTAATGTAGAAATAAACTGGAATGTAAATAATAATTGGAATAGTTATGGTGATAATCCTGAATCTATATTTTTTAGGTTTAAATTAGAAGATACTCTCCCCTCAGAAAATAAGTATAGTATAGTTTCTTATAACGAAGGAGCAGGCCTATTTTATCTAACTTTAGACTATACTGGATCTGGTTATAGTAGTGGGTCCTACCCAGGTTCAATTCCTTCTGCTTCTAAGGATTATGCTACTTTATCTTTATGGAATAACACTACTAAACTTACTAGTATTGATGCTCCTTTTTATGATGGGAATTGGTGGGGAGTTCATGTTGCTAGAGAAGGAGTATTTACAAATGCAGAAGTGGTTTTAAGAGCTGCTAATTCTATATATAATGGGAATGATGGGTTTAAAATAGGATATGCTACTAGTAGTATTATTATAGATGATTTCCAATCATGGATTAATCCATTTTTTGCTAAAATTAATTTTTTCTATGATAGTAATATTAGTGTTCCCTTAGGGGGAAATAACTATTATGGGTTAACTGGATCCCTTCAAGAAATAAGATTTTATAATGTAACTCAAAGTGAAGCTACATTCCATGATTATGTAATGAATCCTTATTCTATTGAAGGCATCAATTATTCATCATCTGCAGATAATCTTATATTTAGAGCTCCCTTAGGAAGTGATTTAAATACCTCTACAGGTACTTTGGTTTCAATTCATCCCAAAATAACAGGTTCATATGTTACTAATTCATTTAATAGTAATAGTAACTATACTGTTAATTCTGGTGTGGTTTTTTATCCCCAAACCGAAACTATTTATTATGATCAACCTGCAGTAGGTATTAAAAATCGTATTTCTGAAAAGATTAGGACCCAAGAGTTAAGTTTACCTTCAACTGGTGATACTTTATCTCCTTATAGAAGCATTCAACAAAACTACCCCCAAAGCAGTAGTGCCTATACCAAAGATATTAATTATGTTGAAGTAGCACTTTCACCCCAAAACGAAATTAATGATGACATTAATGCTAGTTTAGGATACTTTAATATAGGGGATTATATTGGAGACCCCCGCCAATTCACATCAGCATCTACTTCATATCCTGATTTGGATAGATTACGAGATTCTTACTTTGAGAAATATTATAAAAATTATAATTGGAAAGATTATATAAGACTTATTAAATATTTTGATAATTCTTTATTTAAAATGGTACAAGATTTTGTACCTGCAAATTCAGGGTTAGCTACGGGAGTTGTAATTAAACAACACTTATTAGAAAGAAATAGACAACGCCCCGCACAAGTTGAATTTTCTCAATATGATTATAGTTCTTCTATAGAATCTGGGTTTATAAGTGGGGGAACTGGGGGTACGTTTAGTGAATTAAATGTATTAGGCAATAATCCTGAAGGTCAATCCCAGGGTTATACTAATAAATTGGCTCCTTTTGTTACCCAAAGTTGGACATATGATGTAGATACTCAATTTGGACCTCAAATATTAACTCAATCTACTCAAGATGAATTTTATAATGGGGAATTTAGCGGTAGTAATTTTATAGCTACTACAGGGGAATTAAATGATGAAAATACTTCTAAAAAACCATCTGTTATAGAAATTAATTATGATATTATATTTTTTACTAGTAGTGTAACCCCTTTATCTCCTTTTACTAATCCTTCATCAGCACCCAATCAAGGTGAAATATATTTATGGTATGATACTGGAAGTTATGTTAATCCGGGACAAGGAAATCCTACTAGTGAAACTCAATTATCATCTTTAGGGGGATAAAAAATAAAATAAAAAATGGCAGCAGCACCACCAGATAATCCAAATTATGGTCAAGTCTTTACTAAAGGGGTAAAATATATAAAAATCCACAAATTAGACAAGGACGGGGAGAACTATGGACCCCAATTAGCTTCTGCCGATAAAATTAAAATAAATTATAATGATATTGGATCCGTCCAGTATGATATATTAACTACCCAACAACAAGGGGATTATTACTTAATGGGAATTATTCCCCAAGAAAATACTTCTTCTTTAAATAATGTTAAAGATTGGGGTGTTAATTTAGTAAAATCTCCTCTTTCTGAGACTATGAACCCTTTTGATGTTGTTGTTTTTAACAATGATAATCAAGGTATAATGACAGTAGTAGGAGGAAATGGGGGAGGATATTATAATACTATTAGTGGGTTATATTCATTTAATTTGGGTAATGTTCCTCTTTCTGTTACTTCTAGTATATCTGTAACTTCAGTAGTAGGTTCTCCAATTTATATTTCTGTTTTGATTCCTTCTTCTAGTGTTGATGCTTGGGTAGAAGGTCTTCCTCCTAACTTATGGGAAGTATATGGGGTACAAGCTTTAAATGCTATACCTATAAGTGGGGGAGGTGGGGTGTATACTGTAGAAAGTAGTTTAAATGATAATTTTGGGGGAGATTTTTATATAGGAGGAGTTAATTTAGCCTTTTCGGGCAATTCATTTACTCTTATGTATGTCTACGAAGAGATAAATCAAGGCCAATTACCCTTTGATTCCTCTGATGAAGGATTGTTGAATATATATCCCGAAGTTAATAATTTTGCCTATTCCGATTATAATGCTATATTAGGAAATGCTACTATTCCTCAATTTTCAACAGTTTATCAAGATGTAGACTATGCTAGTAATGGATTTATTCCTATTAATTTTGATTTAATTACTAGCGGATCAGCAAGAAAAGCCCAAATTCAAGATTCAAATTATACTCAAGCAGGATGGACTAATGGTAGGTATAATGGAAGTAAAAATAGTTCAACAGATTTTAATCAGTAATAAAAATGCCAACAGCACCATCAACAACTCCCCAACAAATTCAAGTAAATGTTACTCTTGAACAGGAACAATTAAATAATTTTTTAGGACCTGTAAATGGAGCTTTGGGGGGTTTACCTGTAGCCGAAAGGAACCAGGATTATTTTCTTATTTATGAAGGAGCAGGTGGAACAGGTCCTGAAATTATAGATGAAACTGCTATTTTTATCACATATCTAGTAGATTCTAAAGGAAATGTTAGTAAACCTTCTGAAGATTATGACTCATTATATAATTTAATTCAAAATTTTGAAGTTGGAAAAAATGTTATTATTAGAAATGACATAGCCTCAGCTATTAATAACCAAATTGGAGGAAAACAAAAAATTACAGGTATAGGAAGACAATTACCTTTATTATATTCTCAAACAGGATCAAGTGCAGGAGCAAATGTAGATTTTTTAGACTTTAATAATTTAACAAATCAAGAGGGTACACCCCGTATGGAAGGATGGTTAAATAGAGGAATTTATGATCCTACCGATAATAATTTTAATACTGTAACAAATTATAATAACCCTCCAATTTCTTCTCCCAATCCAATTGTCGCTAATTTCGATCCGGTAGCGGGTACTTATACTGTTATTTCATCTGGGGTTGGGGATATTCAATCTGTTTTTTTTCAAGTAACTGTAGGATTTAGGATTGCAGCTGCTGCAGGGGTTCAAAATAGAAATGCTTCTATAAGAATAAAAAGAGATTCTACTGTAATAGGAGAAAAAGAATATACCATACCAGGAAATAATACTTCTCAAGCTCAAACTTATAATTTTGAATCAGACCCCCTGACCGTGGGACAATTATCTCCATTTTTTACTTCAGGAAATCCTGTCTATACTGTTGAAATTCAATTTGATGATGCTAATGATTGTACAGCGGATTTTATCAATTTTAAAATTATAAACCAATCTCCTCAACCCTCAAATCCTATAGTATCTCCTAATTATTGGGAAAATAATTCGGGCAATAATTTATGGATAACTGCTTCCTCTAATTTATCTATAAATTACGGAAATGTTCAAAACTCACAAAATGTTTTAGATTCAATTGAAAGTGGTTTTAATTTCTCACCAGTTATAACTCCTTTTACTCCCCAACCAGGAGATAGAATTAGATTTGAATATAATAAATCAACTGATTATACAATTTACGAAGTAATAGAACCAAGTGGAGCTGTTGATGGTTTATTAAAACTAAGATTAAATACTTTAATTCCTAGTGGAGTTAATTTAAATAACTTTATAATTCATAGAGTAGATTCAACTGATCCTGTTTATGTAATAATAAATGTTCCCAAACAAAATTTAGTTTCAAATTCGAATCAATTTAAAGGGGTTTTACTTCCCGAATACCCAACTAAAGAATTAAAAAATAATTTAGATAATATTCTTTTAAATTTAAAAGAAAAAGGAATATTACCTAATGAAAATTAAAAATAACAATATTTATAAGCACATATTTATAAACAAATGGGATACTTAAATAATTCAGTAGTAACAGTAGATGCTATCTTAACAAATAAAGGTAGAGAACTTTTAGCACGTGGTGATGGTTCCTTTAGAATCACCCAATTTGCTCTCTCAGACGATGAAATCGATTATACTTTATATAATCCCACTCATCCTTCAGGAAGTGCTTTTTATGGTCAAGCAATTGAGAATATGCCTTTATTAGAAGCTTTCCCTGAAACTACTCAAAACTTAAGATATAAATTAGTAACTTTACCTAGGGGTACTGCTAAAATGCCAGTATTAGATGTAGGATTTGCTTCTATTACTTTAAAACAAGGTGCTTCATTAGCAATTACTCCTCAAACTTTAAATTATCTAGGAAATAATCAAGTATTTGAAGCTAATGGGTACACTGTTACTATTGCTGATGTAAGGGTATTAAATACTTTCAATGGGGTAGGTATACAGACTGAAGAAGCTATTCAATTAAACCAAACTGAAACATTAGGAACTAATGTATCTAAAACAGTGGTAGGTACTACTATTAATATGACTGCTACTACTGTTAATACATTATTTGGTTCAAATACTGAATTAAATACCTCTCTTCAAATAGTGGGAAGAGATAGTGGAGCAAGAATTACAGTTCCCTTAAAAATTACAAAAACTAACACATAATGTCATTTAAAAGATTCGACTCAGAAGATTTTCTAATCAGTGCAGATAGTATTACTGCAGGAGCATGGACAAATAATGCTCCTACTTTAACAGAATTTTATTTTTCTTCAGTACAAAAAAGTTCCACTAGTGGTAATTACTATTTAAGTGTATTCCAAACTGAGCCTACCTTGACAGGAGCTGAAGTTCAGTTTAATATAGCATTTGGAGATTCAGCAGGATCTGGTTCTGTAGCTTATGATCCTGGGATTCCTGGGAGGTCTTATACTTCTACAGTATTTGGTCAATGGCAAAATATTGTATTAGGTGATGAAAATACTAATTTTATCTTTGGGGGTATAACTCCTACTACTCAAAGTTTTTACGTTTTATCTGTTGATAGAGCTAGATTTAAAGGATCTATATTTCCCGGAACTTTAGATTTAAGAATACAAAGTTCTAGCACAGGAGGGAATTTTGACTTAAGATTAACTGATAATAGTAACGATTCAGCTACTGTAATTTATAATGAAGCCGGAAGAGTATTCCAAATTGTATCGGGATCTGCAGGAAGTGCTGTGGGTACAGGTGCTACACCTTCAAATGCTGTAGCTAATGGAATGACAGTATCAGGTTCTTACGGATTATTTTTGCCTGATGTGGGTGCTATTATTTTAAATGCTTCTGCTTTAGAATTAGAATCAACAGATGGAGGTGTAGGGTTAGCAACATTATATAATTCTAATACTGCAGATGATAACCCATCAACTTTATTTACAGCTATTTCAGCTTCGGGTACCTTTACTTTAAATAGTCAAGAAAATATAACTTCAGATTATGTTTTTGTAAGAGCTAGAAATTCAGAATTTAATTACTCTGCTAACCCTTCATTTATTTCAGGTTCTACAGGTGAAGTACTTTATAATGATTTTATAAATTCTCCACAGACATTTATTACAACTGTAGGGATGTATAATGATAATAATGAATTACTAGCAGTAGCTAAATTATCTAAACCTCTTAAGAAAGACTTTACTAAAGAAGCCCTTGTTAGAGTTAAGTTAGATTTCTAATGAATGAGCTACTTAAAAACACTCAAAAGTACAGATGTAGTAATAACCCCATTTGAGGTTAATAAGGGATTTTCTTTTACGGGTAGAAGGGTAGTTTCTTTATCTCCATATGGGGGTGCTGAGTATGGAACAGGTAGTTATGGGCAAGAAGTTGTATTAGGAGATACAATAAATAGAAATTATATAGATAGATTTTTAGCAGTTAATACTACTGAAGATGGTTTTTTAAATTTAGGTACTGAACCTGTAACAGGATATTTTAATACCTATTATCAAAAATTAGTATATAACTCAGTTAAACAACTTTATTATTCTAACTTTACTACATCCCCAACAGGAGATTCTCCTTCTACTGCTAGTTTAGTACCAGGTGTTACTTCTGAGGGTGATAGATTAATTGGCCCTTCTACTTCTCAAGGAAGATTTTATAATTTTCCCCAATCTACTTTAACTCCTAATAGGGAATTTCCTGTTGAAGTAAGTGAAGCTATAGGAGTAATGTCTATTCCATCTAAATTATATGGTAATTATATTCAACCTTCTTCTTTTAATATAAGATTTGGATCTAATTCATCTGGGTCTACTTATTATGATATAGTAGATGATGGTGAAGGAAATTTATTATTAGATAACCAACATTGTGGAAATATTATATATAAACAAGGAATAGCTACTTTAACAGGTAGATTTGTTACGGGTTATGGGGGAGATATTTATGGTATAGGCGATTATGGAAGTAGTGGATCTCTTTTTTCTAATGATCCTGAATGGGTTAATGATTTTGTTACTACTAGAAATATTAGCTGTTCATTTTCATCATCCTATGATATATACGAAACTCAATATAAATGTACTATAAGAGCAAATGAATATAATTATTCATTAAACCCTAGCTTATTAAAAACTTTTGGTAATAATGAAATTATTATTTCTGGAAGTAGTGAATACAAAGATTTTGTAACTGGTTCAGATTTTTCCCCATATGTTACAACAGTAGGTTTATATAACGAAAATCAAGAATTATTAGCAGTAGGAAAATTATCTCAACCTCTTCCTACATCACAAACCACAGATACCACCATACTTATAAACATAGATAGATAATCTCATGGCAAAACAATTAAAAAAAATATTCGATCCAAGTGTTGATGAAGTAGTACAAGATTTTACTATTAATTCATGGCACGTTTCTCAATCGGTAGATGCTCTTACTGGAGCTGAGGATTATGATATTACTATAAGTGGCAGTTTAGAAGTTGAAGGGCCTGTAAATTTTACAGATTTAGCCAACACTTCAGGTGTAAATAAGATATTAGTATTAGATGGTACATCTGTAAAAACCCAAGCTGGGGGTGCAGATGGCTCATCTGGTACTTCTGGAACATCAGGAACATCGGGAACAGGTACTAATGGTAGTTCAGGTACTTCAGGTACTTCAGGTGTTTCAATAGCAGGACCTGCAGGAAATGATGGATCATCAGGAAGTTCAGGAACTTCAGGTACTTCTGCGGGGTCAACTATAACAGGATTAAATACTCAAGTTTTATATTTTGATGGAGATGATAATCCTGTAGGGGATCATAATCATACTTGGGATAAAATAAATGGTTCATTAAGAATTATGACTACCCAAACTGATGATACATCTAGTTTAGCTAATTTAATTTTGGGTAATGCTGTATCTCAAAGTTTATTAACAACAGGAGCATCTCCTAGAGATTTAGCTGTAATTAAAGGTATTAACCCCTCAGGTTCTGCAGGGGTTCATCATAGTACTATCAAATTCAAAACAGATGGAGATTGGTCATTTAAAGGAGGAATATATGAATCACACCCTTCTGCAATTGAATTTAATACTTGCCCTGCAGGGACCTATCAAGTTCCCCAACCCGGCCTAAGAATAGATTCTAATCAACAGATTATTTTAAATGGGTACAATAATACAAATGGGTATAGATTTGTTTCATCTAGTAATGTAGAATATAATTTAGCGGTTGATGAGAGTGGTAATGTAATTATGGCCCAACCTACAGGAGGAACTAGTCAAGATTTAGGAACTGTTGATATGTGTACTTACTATAATAATATGTCAGGGTATACTATAAATACTTTAGGGCAAGTAGGAAATGATATTGTTACTGTAGGGGATACTAACCCTGCTAATATTTCTTTAATTCAAATAGGATATAGCACTAATGCTACAAGACAAAGAGCCCTTAAAGCTTTACTAGCTCCTGATGATTATGGTAATTCTAAGGCTACCCGAATTGAATTTAGAGCAGGAAATACACCTAAAAGTACATGGACTATAAATTCTATTACTGATAATACTGCTAATAGTAAATTTGTATTAGCTGTAACTAATACTACTGTTGGAGGAACCCTAGTTAATAATAATTCTGTTAGTGAATTTAATTTAACAAGAGGAGGAGATATCAATAATAATAACTGGTTTGTTAAATTAGATAATAATATTAATAATGCTGTGATGGATAATCTTAATAATCCTAGTACGGCTACTATTGATGTTTATTGGGATATTTCTACTTCATTCCAATCTCAACTACAAACAGGAGATAATATTATTATTACTTCAAAACCTAATGTAGGAGATATGACTTATAATTATACTTGGTATAATAATGGGAACCTTAATGGTATAGGTTTAGGAGCTATTAATAATGGTGAACCTTATATAATGAAGTTTATGTATTGGAATATAAGTGCTGATAATGATTATGGTTTAATGTTATTAGGAAATAGAAGTTATGCTTAAAATTAAAATATAACTATATTTATAAACATGGCAAAACAACTGAAAAAAATATTTGTTCCTACTACAGATGAAGTAGTACAAAATTTTAAAATACAATCATGGCACGTTTCCCAATCTGTGGATGCCCTAACGGGGAATGAGGATTATGATATTACTATAAGTGGTAGTTTAGAGGTTGAAGGACCTGTAGATTTTACAGATTTAGAAACTACAACAGGTCAGACTTCAGTTTTAGTTTTAGATGGTACTTCTGTAAAGATTCAAACAACTACTTTAGGTACTTCAGGTTCTTCAGGCACTTCTGGTATTTCAGGTACTAGTGGTTCTTCAGGTTCAAGTGGAACTAGCGGAAGTAGTGGTTCATCAGGAACTTCAGGTTCATCAGGTTCTTCAGGAAGTAGTGGAACATCAGGTTCATCTGGCTCTTCAGGAACATCAGGTTCTTCAGGCTCAAGTGGAACTAGCGGAAGTAGTGGTTCATCAGGAATTTCAGGTTCCTCCGGTACTAGCGGAACAGATGGAGCTGATGGAGTTCCTGGAACTTCTATTACAGGTACTCAATACCAAATGATATACTTTAGTGCTACAGATACTCCAACCGCTACTAGTAATCTAACTTGGAATGATTCTGCTAACTTTTTTAATGTTGTAGGATTTACTAGAATTTTTAACCCAGTACCTACTTCAAATCCTACCTTACAATTACAGACTGGCGTAGTGAATGTAGAAACAGATACTTTATTGGGATCTTTAGTGGGTTATAATGGTTGGGAAAGCAATACCAATTATTCACCTTCTATAAAATTTGAGGGTGATGGAACATGGAGTGGTACTTTTCCTCCATCATACCCCACACGAATTGATTTTCTTACAACAGCAGAAGGTGCTTCTGCAGCTTCTACACGTTTAAGAATTAAAAATAATGGTCAAATTATACTTTCTAATTACACAGGAACTAATTTTATAGAAACCCCTACATATAACTTAGCGGTTACAGGTACGGGGAAAGTAGTTAGAGAAAGTAGAAATTATGCTGGAAATAATTATAGTATTGTTAATCCTGATAGGGTTGATTATAGAAGTACAACTGTTAACCTTTTAAGACCCGATGGGGATACAGGTACTGATGTTTATTCTTTTGAATTAGCTAGTAATATTGTTACTGAAGTTCCTCTTGATGGTGAAGTTTTAATTCAATCTTTGACTAAAGCCCTAAACGGAAGAATGAAAATAGCTATAAATGACAACTCAGCTTCTTTTGCTTCTTCAGGTAGTAATAGTATTGTACCTATTTCAGGATCACAATTAAAAATTGGAGAGGGTTCTACTAACTATGCTATATATAATATAACGAACGTTACACACTATAGTGATGCCCTAATTCCTTATGTTGATTTAATAGTAAATTATGATAGTGAAGTAGGATCTTCTGTATTTACTAATAGAGGTAATATCACAGGACATTTTAAACTTTCAGGTGACGCTCATTATCTTTTAAGTAATTACTATACAAGACTTACTCTAGGTAATCTTTCAGAGGATCAAGATTTTTTTGCCTTTGGGGTTGATGAAGATTTTAGAAATACCTTAAATTCTGGGGATGAGTTAATTGTAGATGCTAAGTGGTTTAGCGATATTAGTTTTGGTACTAGTGGAAATGCTGTTGATTTACTAGCTGAATTCACTTACAATCAGGGATTACCTTTTAAGAGACTTAAATTGATAAATCAAGATGGAGGTGCTAATTTAGCACAAATTAGTAATACCCAAGGAAACTGGGGAAGACCTATACAAATTAAATTTATGTATTGGGAAAGGTCTACTGATGAATGGGGGTTATTACCTACAGCAATTCAAGATTATAGAGACGCTGCAATCGTCCCAGTATAAAATAAAATATGAATTGGTTATATAATAAAAAAGAAATTACAAATATATCAGAATTCCCCCTTGGGGCATTCGGGTTTATTTATGTAGTAATTACCCCCGAGGGTAAAAAGTATGTTGGTAAAAAAGCGTTGTATCACAATCGTAAACGAAAACTTACAAGAGCAGAATTAAAAGAACAATCTGGTCGAGGGAGAAGAAAATTAAGTGTAATTGAGAGTAAAGAAAGCGATTGGAAGACATATTATGGTTCAAATAAACATTTAAAGGACCAAATAACTAAAGGTGAAGTTACGCTGGAAGATTTGGAGAAACAAATTATCGAAATAGGTTTTAATAAAAAACATCTTACATACTTAGAAACTAAATACCTATTCCAGCTAGAAGTGTTGGAAAATCCTGATTTGTACTATAACGATAATATTTTAGGAAAGTTCTTCACCTCAGACTTTGATTTCTAAATTTTTTATCGTATATTCACTTACATGATAAATCATCTACTAGTAACCCTAGTTGATTCCGTTTTAGGAAAAGGTAACCAAACTGCTAGAGGCAACTATGCTTACCATTGTCCCTTCTGTAAACACCATAAACCTAAATTAGAGGTCAATTTTACAGAAAATAAAAAAGGACACAACCCTTGGCATTGTTGGGTATGTAACACCAGGGGAAAAACCATTCCTAATTTACTTAAAAAAGCGGAAGCATATGATAAAATTGAGGAAGCTAAAAGATTAATACCTCAGGGTTCATTTGTTGAAGAAACAATATTAAAACATGATTTATTCCTCCCTAAAGAATTTACTCGTTTCATAGATAAACCATCCAGCTTAATGGCTCGACATGCTCTTGCTTATTTAAAGAGTAGAGGAGTAACTATGGAAGATATGATAAAATATAATATGGGGTATTGTGAGGAGGGAGAATACCAAAATATGATTATTATCCCATCATATGATGCTCAGGGGGATTTGAATTATTTTACAGCACGAAGTTTCGAAAAACAACCATTCCGTAAATATAAAAACCCATCAGTATCTCGCGATATTGTGCCGTTTGAAATGTTTATAAACTGGGATAGCCCGTTGGTATTGTGTGAAGGACCATTTGATGCCATAGCCATCAAACGAAATGCTATCCCGCTTTTAGGAAAAAATATACAAACAAACTTAATGAAAAAAATAGTATCATCTAAAGTAGAAAAAATATATATCGCTTTAGATAGTGATGCTATAAAATCTGCATTGAAATTTTGTGAAATGTTTATGAATGAAGGGAAGGAAGTCCACTTATTAGAAATGGACGATAAAGACCCAAGTGAACTAGGATTCAAACGTTTTACTGAACTTATTCAAAAATCGGTTCCATTAACTTTATCCGGGCTTTTGAGTAGAAAACTAGCACTATGAGTACTATAAAAAAACATTATGGTCGAATATTAGAAATATCCGACGACCACAAACAAATTACCCTACCAGATGGTAGATATTATCAACGAAATGGGGAGTATTACCCCTCAGTAACTTATGTATTAAGTCACTATCCTAAAGGTAAATTCTTTGAAGATTGGCTTAAAAAAGTAGGATACGCTTCAGAATATATTGTTAAAAAAGCAAGTGAGGAAGGTACTCAAGTTCACGAAATGATTGAAGCTTATCTTAATGGTGAGGAATTAAAATTTTTAGAACATGGGATTCCAATGTACGATCCTAATGTTTGGCAAATGTTTTTACGATTTGTTGATTGGTGGGAAGAATACAAACCAACATTAGTTGAAGCAGAAGTTCATTTATTTTCGGATGAATTAAAAATAGCAGGTACTTGTGATTTAGTTTGTGAAATTGATAATGAATTATGGATTATAGACTTTAAAACTTCTAACCATCTCCAAACAACATATGATTTACAAACAGCAATTTATGCTCAATGTTTTGAAGAATGTTATGGTAAAAAAATAAATCGAGCTGGTGTTTTATGGTTAAAGTCTTCTAAGCGAGGTCCTAAAAAAGGTAAAATGCAAGGTAAAGGATGGGAAATGTATGAATCATCTCGAACGCAAGAAGAAAATTTAGACATTTATAGAGCAGTTCGTAAATTATTTGATTTAGAAAACCCAAGCCACAAACCAGCATTTACAGAATTCCGAACCACAGCTAAAAGAGATTTGTAATATTTATAACAAATACTTTGCTGTGAAATTGTACGATATTTTAAAAGAAATACAAGGGAGTCCCAAAGCTATAATTTTAGCAGGGG